TATACGGAAATTTTTTCTTACCCACCTCTTGACTTTTTATAGTTAGTCTTTCTGTGTGTTGTCTTTTTCTCAATAAATTTTAAGGAGGTATTGTCTATGTTAGAATCCGAAGCCTTTAAGGGGCAGACTATTAAGGTAACGAGGGGTATACATGCAGGCAAATGGGGTTTCCTTGATGAGAAGGGTACATATGCTGCATGTGTGAAGCTTGAAGATGCAGGTATTAATAATCCCTTTACTCCCTATATCATTGGATATGAAAAGCTTGAACCCCTCGGTGTAAATGCACCCATTGATTCTGATGCTTGCTGTGACAGCAAAGATGCTTCTGTCCCCAACACAAAGTATTATGATGAGCACTATGCATCCATGATAGGCTTAGAGCCTATTGAGCTGATGCAGCTTGTGTTGACCTATGATGAATTTATTGGCTTTCTCAAAGGCAACATCATCAAATACACCCTGCGAGCCGGAAAGAAGCAAGGCGAAGCTGCGGAAAAGGATGTAGCTAAGGCTAAACGCTATACTGAATGGCTCGTAAAACTTGGCTATAAGATGCCAATCAATCCAAAGGAGGACTAAAAATTTGGTAAACATTAAATTCAAGAAACTTGACCCTGAAGCCACTATCCCCCAAGCAATGACAGGTGGAGCTGCTGGTCTTGATTTGGTTTGTCTTAACCGCATGGCGGTGACACCGAACCGCTGGTCTTCAAAGGCAGCTATCATTCACACAGGCTTGGCTATGGAATTGCCTGAAGGCTACTATGCTGAGGTTGTCTTGCGCTCCTCTACAGGCAGAGACACAAAACTCAGACTTGCTAATCAGGTCGGTATTATTGATTCTGATTATCGTGGTGAAATCATGTTGTATGTGGAGAATTTAGGTGACCATCTTGAAATCATTAATGCTGGTCAGCGTATTGCACAACTGTTGATTCACAAGATTGAAGAAGTGGTGATTGAAGAAGCCACTGATGAGCTGTCTAAGACTGAAAGAGGTCTTGAAAGTGGCAGTACAGGCAAAGGTACTAAACCTGCTGTGAAGACAAGAAAAACCAAGGAGGTAGCTAAGGATGCCTAAGTTTAAAATTGGTGACAGAGTTAGAGTACAACCATATAGCTATAGGGATGAGATTACAGGCACTATCATTAACGTCAGGGGGCAGTATTGTCTTTATGATGTGGCATTAGATAAGCCTTTTTTAGAAAGCATGAAAACCTATCTTGCTGCTCCGGGTGAGCTTGCTCCTGCTAAGGAGGATAAGGCTAAGATTGTCTTCTATGTAGACCCTAAAGAACATGCTGTTCATTGTAAGTTTTTTGGTTCTATGGGTATGGTGGCTCATACCAAGGCTGTATGCAGCCCTGATGATGATTTTGATTTTCTGACAGGTGTTCAGATTGCCCTGCAACGTATGCTGAAGGCACAGCATAAAGAGCTGGTACTTCCAGCACTTGGTAATGTTAAATTTATTGATTTTAAAAAATAAAGGAGAATAACAAACATGGCAAAGAATGATTTTGCACAAATTACAACCCCTGCTGGTGAAGCGGTGTACCCTAAGCTCCGCAGCACCGAAGTGTTTGATGGCGAGGATACCGGAAAGTATGTCTGCGGTATCAAACTGTCCAAAGCGGACACTGATAAGCTGATTCAACGTATTGAAAACGAATGGGAGATGGCTAAGAAGTCCCCTGACTTTGACGGCAAGCGTTATGGTCGAAACTCTGCTCCTGCCCTTGGTTTCCATGAAGACAAAGATGGTGATATTGTCTTTAAGGCTAAGACCAATGCTGTTATCAAGACCAAAGCTGGTGAGGTTATCGAAAAGACTATGGCTGTCTTTGATAAGAAGGGTAAACCTATGGATGAAGAGATGGAAGTAGGCAATGGCTCTACCATTCGCCTGTGTATGCTTCTGCGTCCCTTCTATGCTTCTGCTACTGTCTATGGTATCCAACTGCTCCTGAAGGCTGTGCAGGTGCTTAATTATGTTGCTCCTGCTGCTGGTGCTGTATCCGCTGATGATTGTGGCTTTGATGTCGAAGAAGAATTTGACGAAGACAATCCTCCGTTTGCAACCTCTGAGGGTGCAGACTTTTAAGAGCCTATGGCTATTAAATTTAATCGCAGAGGTGGCTTTGCCACCCTCAATAAACCCTATCGCAGCGGTTTAGAAGACCGCTTAGCGCAGCAGCTTGAAAACGCAGGTGTACCTAAGGTGTACGAAAAATACTCTATCGCCTATGAGATTCCTGCTACGAAGCATCATTATACCCCTGACTTCATTCTGCCTAATGGTATCATCATTGAAGCCAAGGGTATCTTTGAAGCTGCTGACCGCAAGAAGCATCTGCTTATCAGACAACAATATCCGAATTTAGACATACGCTTTGTATTCTCCAACGCTAAGACAAGAATCGGTACAGGTGCTAAAACCACTGTGGCTGAATGGTGTGAGAAGCATGGTTTCCAATACGCCAGCCGTGAGATTCCCTCTCGCTGGTTCAAAGAGACTATGAAGGACACCAATGGTCTTGTCCTGCGTGGAAAAGGTGAGCGTATTGTCACTCTTTAAATTCAAAGAGCGCACTGAGACCACACAGATATGTGTTGTCTTAAGAAACCTAAAGGGTAAGCGCAAACGTGAGCTGTTTAGGGCAGCTTACCGCCAAGGTGAAGTTGACACAGGCTTTCATTTTATTGTCTTCAATAATGGTCTTTTTGAGACCGACAGAGAAATAAAGGCAGTTGCCGGATATAACCTGCCTGAATGTGAGACTTCTGTGTATGTCTTAGCTGATACGCTAGGACGCAAGAAAATATCCGATGCTCAACAGTATGTACTGAATGAGCTAAAGGTACAGTATGATGTGCCTATAAAATTTATTACTGACGAGGTGTAACTTATGGAGACACATCAACCCTGCCCTGCTTGTGGCAGCCATGATGCCTTAACCATCTATGAAGATGGGCACAGTTATTGTTTCTCATGCAACACCTACTTTCGCAGCAGCAAGGAGGAGAAAAAATTGTCAAGTGGATTAAAGAAACAAGGTCTGATAGACCTACAGGACATGGTGGTCTCCCCCTTGCCTAAGCGAAAACTGACAAAACAAACCTGTGCTAAATATGGCTACTTTACCTCTAAGGTGCATGGTCAGCCTGTGCAGGTTGCTTGTTACTATGACGATGATAACAAACTCTTAGGGCAGAAAATCAGATATGCTGATAAGACCTTTGAAGCTAGAGGTTCTTTTAGTGAGCGGTTCTTTGGGCAACATCTGTTCCAAGGTGGCGGTAAGAAGCTGGTGGTGACTGAGGGTGAGATTGATTGTCTTACAGTCTCGCAGGTACAGGGCAATAAATATCCTGTTGTGAGCATCCCTACAGGTGCTGCTAGTGCTGCTAAAGTCTTCAGAGCTAACTTTAATTGGCTAGAGAGCTTTGAGGAAGTCATTGTCATGTTTGATATGGATGATGCCGGACGTAAAGCTGTAAAGGCTGTTAGTGGTATCCTGTCCCCTAACAAACTTAAGATAGCATGGCTACCTTGCAAAGACCCTAATGAGTGTTTGCAGGAAGGCAAGGCTGATGCTGTTGTTAAAGCTGTTTGGGACGCAAAGACATATACCCCTGCTGACATCGTCAAAGGTGATGAGCTGTGGGAGGTATTGTCTAAGCATGAAGAATCACTGAGCTACCCTTTACCTTGGGACATCCCACTGCAAAACATGACTGATGGGTTGCGAAAAGGTGAGCTGGTAGTTATCACAGCAGGTACAGGTATAGGCAAAACTACGTTCGTTAGACAACTAGCCTATCATCTTGGTACTGAATGTTACTGTAAAGTAGGTATGCTTATGCTGGAAGAAAATGTTAAGCATACCGCCAATGGTCTTGTGTGCCTTAAGTTAGGAAAACCTGCCCATAGACCTATCATTGACAGTGAGTACAAGAAAGCCTTTGAAGACATCATGGATAATTTTGTCTTCTATAATCACTTCGGCTCTCTCGAATGTGAAGACCTCTTGCAGACCATCCGTTACATGGTGACAGGTGAGCAGGTGGACTTTGTTGTCTTAGACCACATTTCCATTGCTATCAGCGGTCTTGACATTGAAAATGAGCGTAAGGCTACCGATGTACTTATGACGAAACTTCGTTCGCTCGTGGAAGAAACAGGTGTAGGCATGTTGGTTGTCTCTCACCTGCGCAGAACTGATGGCACTCCTGCTGAAGAAGGTGGAGCACTTTCCCTCTCACATCTGCGTGGTTCACAAGCTATCTCACAGCTTTCTGATGCTGTGTGGGGTCTTGAAAGAAACCAGCAGGATGAGGGCATGAAGAAGAACCTTGTGCGTGTCAGGGTGTTGAAGAACAGATATAGCGGTGATACAGGTATCGCCGGATACCTTGCATATGACAAGGAACATAATATCTTAAATGCTGTAAAGGACTTATCAGAGTACGAAGCACCTGCATGTCCTTTTGATACTGATGAAACAGAGAAAGGAGATTTTTAGATGTTTGAAATCTTAGAAAAGCTTATTGATTGGTGTACTTCCCTGCTGTCTTGGTTGTCTCGTAAGCAGGTTGAAGCTGCTAAGGCTCGCATCAAGAACTGCAATAGTATGATTCATAGTGCTAACAAAGCTAAGATGGCATATTTGCAGAAGCATGAGAAGACAATCAATGCTCTTGAAAATGAGCGTGAGCGTATGGAATACTTCTTGTCACAAGATGCTGTGGAGCTGTAAGCTATGCTCTACTTTGATATTGAAACCGATGGTCTGCTAGATAATGTCACTAAGGGGCATTGTCTAGTAATCATCGACGAACAGAACAACATCTCAGCTTACAGACCTGATGATTTTAAAAGAGGAGCTATGCGATTAATCGCTGCTCTGAGGGATGGAGAAAGCATTTGTGGACACAACATCATCAACTATGACTGTGCTGTGTTAGCTAAACTCTATCCTGAGTTCTGCATTAAGCGAGAATGGAGACCACAAGTCTTAGATACCCTTGTACTTGCACGTCTTATCTGTGGCAACATAGAAGATACTGACCATGCTAGAGTACGTAATGGTACACTCCCTGCTAAGCTGCTTGGTAGGCAGTCTTTAAAGGCATGGGGTTATCGCCTTGGGGAACTTAAAGGTACGTATGGTGAACAGGAGGATGCATGGGATTCTTTCAGTGAAGAAATGCTCTCCTATTGTGTGCAGGATGTCACTGTCACAAAGAAGCTCTATACATACCTTATGAAGATTGGAGCACCTGCTAAGGCTATAGAGCTGGAGCATCAAGCACAATGGCTGATGTCTAAGCAGGAGCGAAATGGTTTTGTCTTTGACTTAGAAAAGGCAGAAAAGCTGAGGGAAACCTTAGAGGTGCGTTATGCTGTGTTGTCTTCTCAGCTTGTGGCGATTGTGCCACAGATACCTGATAAAGTCTTTGTACCTAAAAGAGACAACAAACGCTTAGGCTATAAAAAAGGTGTACCTATTCAAAGATATAAAGATTTTAATCCTAGCAGCAGACAACAGGTAGCATGGGTGCTGGAGCATCAATTTAATTACCTGCCGGAAAATGAAGACTGCTATGAGGATGAGCGTCTGAAGATTGATGGTGATACCTTTAAGTTCATTAAGGGTGACGAAAATGCCCCACAGAAACTGAGAGACTTAGCTGCTGTCTTTGAAGAATATCTTATGGTAGCTAAGCGTCTTGGACAGCTTGCTACAGGTAACCAAGCGTGGCTGAAGCATGTTAAGGCTGATGGTAGAATCCATGGCAGCGTAAACCCTTGTGGTACTGTAACAGGACGTGCTACCCATGCGAATCCTAATGTTGCCCAAGTCCCCCACGTTGGTAGTCCTTATGGTCAAGAGTGCAGGGAATTGTTTAGAGCACCTGAGGGTTGGTTTGAGGTAGGTGTAGATGCCTGTGGCTTGGAGCTTAGGTGTCTTGCACACTATCTTTATCCCTATGATAAAGGTGCTTATGCCCATGTTATCTTGAATGGTGATATTCATACATTGAATCAACAGGCTGCCGGTTTACCTACTAGAAATGCAGCTAAGACATTTATATATGCCTTTTTGTATGGTGCTGGTGATAAAGCTATTGGTAAACAGCTTGGCGGTGATGAAAAGGTTGGCAAGCAGGTAAAGAATAAATTCCTGAAGGCTACCCCTGCTATCAAGATGCTGCGTGAAGCTGTCAAGAATACGCTCGTGGTTGAGTACCACGGAAAAATTAAAGAATGGAAACGAAAATACTTAAGAGGGTTGGATGGCAGACATCTCCATGTGAGAAGTCTACATTCAGCTCTCAATTTGCTTTTACAGTCCTGTGGTGCATTGATATGTAAAAAATGGATATGCCTATGGGAAGAAAATATGCTTAAAGCTGGCTATGACCATGGAAAAGATTTTCAATTCATGGCATGGGTGCATGATGAGGGGCAACTGTCTTGTAGAACTAGACAAATAGCAGAAGAAGCTGTGAGAATTGCCCAAGAATCTATGAGACAGACACAAGAATATTATGGAATCAGATGCCAATTAGATACCGAGGGAAAGATTGGTAGGAATTGGTTTGATTGTCACTAGGAGGTGTAAGAATGTTTAACATCCCTACTCTACTCTTAGTCATCTGCACCGCCTACACCCCTGCCTTTGACGAATGTGGCAAGACAGATGGCATCACCGCCAGCGGACACCCTGCTATCCAAGGGGTGACTGTGGCGTGTGATGGCTTGCCGTTAGGTACTGAAGTTGTCATAGATGGGCACAGCTACATCGTTCAGGACAGGTTCGGTGGTGATTATGGTAAGACAAAAATTGATATTTTTATGAATACTAAAGCAGAAGCCTTTAGGTTCGGAAGACAAACAAAAATTGTGGAGGTAAAGCCTTATGTCGAAACAAAAGCAACCTTTTGTGCCAAAGATTGGTCAGAAGGTCTATATCAAACGTCAGAACTCCTTAGGAGAGCCTATCTATTTTGAAGGCATAGTAACTCGCATCCGTGTGGAAGTTAAGTGTAAGCAGGGTAGTTTCAGAACTGTAGCTTCACCTCATACCTTAGAGACCAAAGCAAAAGGACTTGTAGCAGGAGGTGACCTGTTTTGATGGTAAGTGCTAAGCTTATTTCTATCACCCCCAACTACATGGAGGTGCTGAAGACTGCCTGTAGCCAACCTTATGGCAAAAATGTTACTGAGCAGTCCATCAAGAAAATTATTGAGAGCGGACATCTTAGTGTCTTGGAGCATTGCTATGCTTCCTTTTTGGTGACTTGTTCTGTGCGTGTCTTAGGGCAACTCACGAGACACCGCCATCTTAGCTTCACCTGTAAGTCTGCTAGAGGTAGTATCTTTGATACTTGTATTATCCCTGATGGTATGTATGATTTTGCTAAAAAGCATGGTGTACCTAAAGAAGTTGTTGATTCCATGATTGATAAGCATCCTATGCTTCATGCTTACAAAGAATGTATTGCTGATGGGCTTGCAGAACAGGATGCTGCCTACTTCCTACCCCAAGGTGTTGAGACATCCTTGGTAGTGACAGGTAACTTTAGAGCATGGTATGAATACTTGCCTAAGCGTTTATGCAAGAGAGCCATGCCGGAGCATAGAGAGTTGGCTATGGCTATTCAAAAATGCTTGGCTGATGCAGCACCTGAAATCTTTGATAAAAACTTTATGAACTGTAAGCACTGCACAGAAAGGAGTTGTGATTTTAAATGATAATGCAGCTGGGAAAATGCTTTATGTATGCTCTTATCATTCTTATCTTATTTATTCTTTTCTACAGTCTTTTTGTGGGTGGTGTACTTGCTATGCTTCACCTGCTGATGGAGGTATTTAATCTTGGCTTCTAAAGTTTTACGCCTGTACTTTGATGCTGACATGATTGTCTTCCGCACCTGTGCAGCAGCAGAGCAGGAAATTAATTGGCATGGTGACCTGTGGACACTACACTCTGACTTAGCAGAGGTTAAGGATGCTATTGACACAATGGTTGTCAGCATCACCGATAAAGTCCTGCGTCACATGGAGCATGAGGGAGCATATAATATTACCATGTGCTTTTCTAGCTACCCTTACTTTCGCTCTAAAGTCTACCCACCCTATAAGCTCAATCGTGTGGCTAAGAGAAAACCTCTTGCCTACCATTCTGCTGTTGAGTGGGTGAAGAAAAATTATAATGTGTTGTCTATCCCAAGTCTTGAAGCTGATGACCTCTTAGGTATCTATGGTACAATGCCTGATACCTCTGCTGTCATTATCAGCGGTGACAAGGATATGCGGTCTATCCCCTGCCCTTTTTATAACTTTATTCAGGATACATTCCATAAGACAACACAAGAAGAAGCTGATTATCAGTTTTTATATCAGACCCTTGTCGGTGATGTTACTGATAACTACAAAGGCTGTCCTAAGATTGGTGAGGTGGGTGCAAAGAAAATTCTCGACAAAGAGTGCTCATGGGATGCCGTGGTGGCTGCCTACGAGAAAGCAGGTTTGTCTGAGGAAGAAGCACTGACACAAGCAAGGGTTGCTCGTATTCTCAGATATGAGGATGTTGATGAAGACCTTAAGCCTATCCTTTGGACACCCAAAGGGTCACAAAAGAGACAATAAAGTAAAGGGGCATATAAGCGACAATGAATAGTAAAGGCATTAGCCTTTGTAATGGCGTGTATTTTCGGATGCACGCCTGAGTTTCAAATAAAGTAAAGGTATATAAATGACAATGAATATTAATATTGTATCTAATAAAGGGGATGATGGAGAAAAACTACCATATGTAAACCCTGTAATTTATGAACATTTAGAGAAAGCCTACAGTCTTGGTAGCCTTATGACACACAATGCCAAAAACAATGACGAGTTAATTGGATATATTAGGGGCGTTATGGATGTGCTGGGGCATATCAAGGCTATGGCTAACTTGAATGACGAGGAGTGATAAGATGTGCTGGAAGATTAAGACACCCAGCGTAAATACTGATGTATCTGCATCCTCCTTAGTACCGGAAACCAATGCAAAAGACCCTGATAGTCCTGAGTATGGTGGTACTGCTGATACCTTTAACAAGAAAAAAGGTAGACAACAACTGACGATTGCTCGCAATGGCGTGTACAATCCCACTCAGTTGTAGAGAGGAGGAACTATGTGCGGTAAAAAACCAAAAGTACAACAAGCTGCTCCTGCTGCTGCCCCTGTTGCAGCACCCTTGAAGATTGATAATGTTGCTGAGGATACCAAAAAGGAAAATCCGAACGCTAAGACCAAGGGCAAAAAGAAACTTACCATCACGCAGATTGGTAGCGGTACAGGGGTGAACCTTTAATGGCAGAGACAGCAAAAGCTTTATATGAGCGATTGGCTATTGAGCGTGAAGTTTATATTGATAGAGCTGAGGATTGTGCAAAATATACAATCCCTTTTTTATTTCCTAAAAAAGAAGCTAATGGTACTACTAAGTACCCTACGCCTTACCAAGCGGTAGGTGCGAGAGGTGTCAATAACCTCACTTCAAAGCTGGTATTAGCTCTGTTCCCTCCAAACACACCCTTTTTCAGACAAGACATCCGAGATGATGTCCTCAAATACTATGAGAGCAAACCCGAAGACAAACAAGAGATAGAGCAAGCATTAGTACAAAGAGAACAAACGGCTCAGAAATACTTTGAATCTTCGCAGATGCGTGTCTCCATGGAGGTGTGTCTGAAACAGCTTATTATAGCTGGCAATGCTTTACTGTTCTTCCCTCCTAAAGAGGGTGGCATTAAAGTCTATAAGCTGAATAGTTATGTAGTACAAAGAGATTTTGTGGGACACCCTATTCAGATGATTACCTGTGACAAACTTGCTATCAACACCCTGCCCTATGAAGTCTTAGGGCAACTAGATATTGATTTGTCTACCAAGCGTGGTGATGAATTGGTTGAGGTCTATACTCATATAACCTATTCGTCCAAAGACAACAGATATTATAGTTACCAAGAGATTGAGGGTAAACAGATTGATGGTTATGAGCAGTCTTTCCCTGCTGATGTTTGTCCTTGGATTCCTGTCCGTCTCTTTAAGATGGATGGTGAACATTATAGTCGCTCGTATGTTGAGGAATATATTGGTGACTTAAAGACCTTAGAAGGTCTCTCTAAAGCCATTGCAGAGATGTCTGCTATTGCTGCTTCTGTAATCTACCTTGTGCGCCCTAATGGTGTGACACAACCTAGCAAGATTATGAAGACAAAAAATGGTGGCTTTGTAACAGGTAACAAGGAAGATGTTACTTGCCTGTCGCTGGACAAGACACAAGATATGCAAATTGCTAAAATGACTGCTGATGCTATTGAAAGCAGATTGTCTTATGCGTTCATGCTCAATTCTGCTGTCCAACGTAGTGGCGAACGTGTAACGGCTGAGGAAATACGCTATGTGGCTAATGAGCTAGAAGACACCCTTGGTGGTATCTATTCTATCCTGTCACAAGAATTGCAGCTCCCCTTGGCTAACACACTTTTGAATATCCTTTCCAAAAAAGGTGAAATCGCTGATGTCCCTAAAGATATTGTGTCTCTTGCCGTAACTACAGGCATGGAAGCTATCGGACGTGGACATGACCAACAGAAGCTTACTGTCTTTATTCAGGGTATTGCTCAGATTCCGGATGCAGCATCTGTTGTGAATTGGGAAGGTGTGGCTCGTGCTTGGGCAAACAGTTGCAATCTTGATACCACAGGTCTGATTAAGTCTGCGGAACAGATTCAGCAGGAACAGCAACAGGCACAAATGATGGCAATGGCACAGGCTGCTATACCTAATGCAACCAAAGGTGCTATGGATGCCATGAATCAGCAAACACAGGGAGGTAGTGAATCTAATGGCTGATACTGAAAATCAAAACACACAGGTCAATGAAGAACCTAAGGAAACACAGGTAGATATTACTGATACTACTATTGTTTCTAATGGTGAAGTAATTGATACCACTAAAAATGAAGGTGGCAAGGGTGAGGAAGAAACCACCACTGATGAAAAAGACACCAAAGAAGAAAAAGAAGACAAACCTGCTGAGGAGCAGGAAGATTACCAAAAAGCTAAAGGCGAGATTGAATCTGCCAAGACTGAGCTTGAAGGTAAGGGCATTGACTATGCTTCCTTAGAAGCTGAATACAATGAAAAAGGTGAGTTGTCTGAAGACAGCTATAAGTTGTTGGAAGAAAAAGGCTACCCTAAGGCTCTTGTAGAAGCAGCTCTTGCAGGTTGGCAAGCTAAGGCTGATGCTTTTGCTAACAAGATTATTGAGGATGCAGGTGGTATCAATGAGTACAAACGTATCCAAAAATTTGTACAGTCACAAGGCGCAGGAGCAGTCAATGCTTTCAATGCCATTGTAAACAAAGATGATTTGTCTGTTGTGTCTGCTTACATTGCAGGTGTAAAGGCACAGATGGTAGCGCAGCATGGCACTGTTAACCCTACTTTAGGTGGTAGTGGTAATGTGGGTAAATCTAAAGGCTATACTGATGCCAATGAGATGATTAAAGCTATGAGTGACCCACGCTATGGTAAAGACCCTAACTATATGCAAGAAGTAGAGCGTAAAGTCGCTGCTTCTAAATTCTTCGGTTAAGACAAAAACGTCAATCCCCTCCCTAGCTGGAGGGTTATTTTTTTTTTATTCAAAATTATTAAAGGAGTGATTTAATGGCTGATATGATTATTGCCAACCCCGGTCTTGCACAATCTGATAAAGGTAAAGACCGCTTAGGTTTATTTCTGAAAATGTTTACCGGTGAAGTTCTCACCGCTTTCTCTCAATCCACTATTACCGGTGGTCGCTTCTCTGAGCGTACTATTGAACATGGTAAGTCTGCTATCTTCCCGATTGTAGGTCGAGCAAAAGCTAAATACCTGAAAGCAGGTAAGAACTTGGATGACCTGCGTACTCCCATTGAACACAATGAGCGTACTATTGTGCTGGATGGTCTGCTGACCTCTGACTGCATGATTTTTGACCTTGACGAAGCTATGAACCACTTTGAGCTGCGTTCTAAGTATTCTAAGGAAATGGGTGAAGCTTTGGCTGTTGCTCAGGACTGTGCTATCTTGGCTGAAGTAGCTAAGATGATTGTAGAAGACAAAGAGAACCTGCCTACCAATGCTACTACTGGTGTCAAAGGTACTGGCAAGGGGCTGATTGTCACCGAGACTGTGGCTACTGCTGACTATGGCGAAACTGAAGCTATGGGTGTAGCTATCTTTAAGGAACTGCTGAAAATCAAGACCAAAATGTCTGAGAACAATGTTCCGCTGGCAGGTCGCAACTGCTACATCAAACCGATGGCACTCAACGCACTTATCGCCAACAAGGACATCATCAATAAACTGTATGGTGCTTCTATGACCATTGAGGGTAACAACCCTCCGAAACTGATTGGCTTTGATTTGATTGAAGCTCCTCTGCTGACCGATGGTGGCGTGGATAACGAGAATGTTATGCAAGGCGATGGTCATGTGTTCCCTGCGGACTATAAAGACACCTGCCAATTCATTGTGGCACATCCGTCTTCCGCTGGCATCCTTACCCTCAAAGGTCTTGGTATGGAACATGCTCGCCGTCCTGAATATCAGGCAGACCAAATCATTGCTAAGTATGCAAAAGGTTTTGGCGGTCTGCGTCCTGAAGCTGCCTTCATGGGCGTTGTGACTAAGGCTTGATTTTAAACTACTAACACTAGGGGATGGCGTATGCTGTCCCCTATTTTTTCTAGAAACGAAAGGAGATACCGATGCAACTAACAGCATTAACTGAACTTGATGCAGTCAATAGTATCATTGGTACTATTGGTGAAGCTCCTATCAACAGTCTTGAAGAAATGACAGATGTGGATGCTATCAATTCCTTACGTATCCTGCGGAATATTAGCAGACAAGAGCAGTCACGTGGATGGACTTTTAACAAGACCCCCCACTTCACTCTTAACCCTGATGTAGACACAAAGAAGATTCCATGGAACAGTAACTACTTGTATCTTAAGGACAACCATGGTGTCAAGCTTGTTCGACAAGGTGACTATGTAAAAGACCTGTTCAAAGACACCCTAATCTTTGAGCACCCTCTTGATGTAGAGATGGTGCTTTATCTTGACTTTGAGAATTTGCCGGAGCAGATGAGAAACTATATCTTAGCTAAGGCATGTTTTGTCTTCCAAAGCTCTTACTTTGGTGATGATAGTCTGACCAAGATTACACAGCAAGAGATTGCTGAAGCATGGCAGCATCTGATGGAATTTGAGGTAGACAATAACAACTTTTCTATGCTGGAGCATACCTATGTTCATAAGCTGAGATTGAGGTGAGATTATGGGATTGATTAACCAAGACATAAAAAACCTTGTTAGTGGTGTGTCTCAGCAACCCCCTATCCTCAGACACCCTGAACAGTTAGAGGAACAGTTGAATGGTTTGTCTACTGAAGCAAGTGGCTTACAGAAGCGTCCCCCTACTATCTTTGAAGCTAATTTAGGTAAGAGAGGAAATGCTATCAATAAACCTTTGATACATTTCATAGATAGAGATACTGATGAAAAGTATATTGTTATCTTCACAGGTGCAGGCATTGATGTCTTTGACCTACAGGGTAATAAGAAGACAGTGAATATTAACGAAGATGCTTCGTATATTTATACACAAAAGCCACGAAGTAATATTAAGGCTATTACTATTGCTGACTATACCTTTATCACCAACATAGCACAGAAAGCTAAAATGGCTGATAAAGTGGATGATATATCATGGAACACCCAAGGTTTACTTGTCAATATTAAAAGTGGACAATATGGTCGAACCTATAAGATTGTGATAAATGATGAAACAGTTGCAAGCTATGAAACCCCTGATGGTAGTGATAAGTCACATACTAAGCAGATTGCTACTGACTACATCGTACAGAAGTTAGCCACTCAGTGTATCGATAAGGGATATGTCACCACTACAGGCTCTTCATGGTTATATCTAAAGAAGAGTGCTTTTGTAACTGAAACAGGTGAGCCTATTTATATTCAACCCTCTACTACCCCTGCTCAGCAGGAAGATATTTTTAAGGGACTTAATTATAATTATCTCACTACTCGTCACTCCACTACCCCTTCTACTGTAGAGCGTACTTTAGGAACAATCATTGTAACTATTCCTAAAAAAGAGGTATTAACAAAAGATGCCGATGTAACAGCCTACAATAAAATCAAAGCTGAAATTGATAGATGCGCTGCTGATGGATGGACTATCACCTCTGCTGATAGTAAACTCACTCATTATTATTATGGTGAACCTCACTCTGAGACTGAAGCAGAAGCCTACACTATTAAGTATACAGAGAATACTAATAGTCCTTCTTATAGCATCGCCAAGAGTCTTATCACCTCTGCTGAGGTATTTGATGGCTATAACAATCAGGCAGCCTTTGGTATCCTTAAGTCTGTACAGAAATTCACTAACCTTCCTGCTACTGCTCCTGATGGCTACCTTGTAAAGATTGTAGGTGAAGAAGGTAGTAACACTGATGATTACTATGTCAAGTACAGCGCAGAAGAAAAGGTGTGGAAGACCTAACATGAAGAACCACTTTGATACCTCTACTCTACCTCATGTTCTTGTACGTGAAGCTGATGGTACTTTTACCTTCCGTAGAGCTGAATGGGAATCTAGGGATATTGGTGATGAAGACAGTAACCCTCTCCCCTCTTTTATAGGGCAGACAATAAATGATGTCTTCTATCACAGAAACCGCTTAGGCTTCTTAAGTGGTGAAAATGTTATCCTTACACGTAGTGCAAACTTTTTCAACTTTTGGATGACAAGTGCTACCAAGGTACAGGATACAGACCCTATCGACTTAGCAGTTTCTGATAATACCATTAGTACCCTCTACAATGCCGTCACTTTTGATACAGACCTCATTCTGTTCAGTCGAGAAGCACAATTCATGCTCTCTGCTGATGGCATCTTAACACCTACAAGTGCTAACCTGTCCCCGGCTGTTACTCACTATGAAGCCAGTCTTAAGGCTAAGCCTGTCAATGCAGGACGTAATGTGTACTTTGTTGCCGAAAGAGCTAAGTATACTACTGTGCGTGAGTTCTTCACCGCAGCAGACAACACAGATGCTAAGGATGTACAAGACATAACATCTCATGTGCCTAACTACATTCCGAATGGTGTCTATAAAATCATTCCCTCTACTGTTGAGAATGTTATGCTTTATCTTACCGAAGGTGACGAGACTGCTATTTATGTCTATAAGTACCTCTTTATTGATAGTCAGCGTGTACAGGCAGCATGGTCTAAATGGGATGTGCAAGGTGTTGTCTATGGTGGTCAATTTATTGACAGCTATCTCTATCTGATAGTAGAACGCAATGGTTGCTACTGTTTGGAGAAAATCTCCTTCACCCTTAACACTACTGATTTTGATGGTGAAGCTTATCGTACCCTGCTGGATTGCAAGCATACCTATCGGATTCCTGCTGATTGTTACGATTCCCTTAACGATGAAACTACAGTGAGTGTAAGTGACATCTTTGGCAATATATATGAGCAGGACAGACAATACAGTGCTGTCGCTTCTGATGGTACGTATGCTAAGGCTAAAGAAGGTAAGCTGGTATTTATAGGTGACTATTCAAACAAAATGCTTACTGTAGGCATCAATTATAATTTTAAGATTGTTATGTCAACTATTATGGTTAAGCAGTCTGATAATGGTAGCACTCAGGCTCTTATTGAGGGCAGATTGCAACTGCGTCAGATGTGGTTTAACTATGCTGACAGTGGATACTTCAAAGTAACTGTGGATATTAAAGACAAACAAGCCTATGTCTATGAATATACCTCTAGGCTCTTAGGTACTCATTTTAATATCTTAGGTGCAATGCCTTTTACCACAGGCTCTTTTAAGTTCCCTATCCAAGCGAAAAATGAGAATGCAAACATTTGTTTGGAAACAGACACCCCACTGCCTGTATCTCTTGTAGGTGCAGGTTGGATTGGTAACTATCAAAGGAGGACGAGACTATTTTAAAGGTATCTAAATTAAACATTGTTCAGCTCTGTGACTTTAGAGAAAACATGCGTGATGAAGACAGACTAGAATGGTATTATGCCTCAGGTACATCCTTTGGTCTCACTGAAGTGGAGGAGCTATTCAATGCTTTGTGTCTTTATGATGATGAGACGCACAGGGTTTATGCCATTGGTGGTTTAGAAGATTCTTCCTTGATATGGGTTGTCTGCACTAAAGAGGTAGATGTGCACCCTATTAAGTTCCTACGCTTCTGCAAGCCTTTCTTTAAGCAATGGGTGTCAACACGCTCTGCTGTTTATAATTATGTATGGCTCAAAAATGAGCGACATGTACAATGGCTTAAATGGTTGGGAGCTGAGTTTAGTGATTATAAATATATCAATGGCGAGCCTTTTCAGAAATTTACATTATATAAGGTAAAGGAGTGATGTCTTATGTGCAGTCCTATGGTGGCTGCTGGTATCAGTACAGGCTTGCAAGTAGCAGGTGACTACATGGGACAACGTGCGCAAGCTAAGGCAGCACAGGCTACCATGAACGCACAGGCTAAGGCAGCTATTACTGAAATGAATTGGAATATCATGGACTTAGAACAGCAACGTACAGATGCCTTTGACCAAGCTGTTGTAGAGATTAGCAACACTAGGTTAAACTCTATGCAACTTAATAGTGGTGTAAGAGCTGCTGTGAATGAGACCATGAGCGGACGTACAGCTAACCTCATTGTACGTGCTGCCGAAGGCGATACCGCTCGTGCTGTGTCCTCTATCCAAGACAACTATAAACGGAAATCTAATGAGGTTGACCTGAATCGTGAGCGTCAGGTAAAATCTACTCACGAATTTTTAGAGAACCTTAATGCTTCTGCACCTAAGATGCCCAGCAGATTCACTAACTTGTTGTCTTCTGCTGCCACAGGTTTGAATAATTATACACAAGCCAAGAATATTATGAATCAGCAGAAGATTACAGGTGGCATTGGAAAGACAGCCAAGACTGCTACTAAGACATGGGTAGGCAACGCTCCACGTAGCGTCCATGAGAAGCTAGGTATTGGCAATGGTATTTACAGGAGGTAAGAAGATTGAGTAAAGAAGTACAGGCAGCGATAGGTACTCAACGGCAGTTTTCAAAACAACCGGAGATTCCCTATGCGCTGTCCTTAAATAAATTCAGTGCAGCTGCAGGCATCTCACAACGTACAGATTTAGATGCACAACGCTTAGCATCATCTTTAGGTCTCCTTGGTAAGAATATCATGGAGGAGCGTATTGCGGATGAGAAGCGTACCCAAGACCAAGCAGTATTGGTCAATGCAGACAAACTCCTTGCAGGTAAGACACAAGAAGACCTGAAGAAGTTTGACCGCATGGCAGCTTTGCAGAACTCTAGTGATGAATTTGACTTGACAGATAACCGCTATGCTATGGCTGTCCTTGAAAAAGGCATTGGTAAAATGGCAAGCCAATATGCCAAAGAGCAATGGATGAATGACCCTGCTTCTGAAAAGCCTAAGAGTGTGTCTGAAGCGGTTAGTCTTTTCAATAAGTATCTGCAGGAGAACAGAGCCAACTTCAGTGACGATGGTATCTCCAATAAAGTAGCGTTTGACCAAGGCTATTATGAGGGTGCTGTGCAAGACACAATCAAAATAGCTAATGAAGCTGACAAGAGAATCAATGATGATAAGCGTCAGAAGATGGTCATGTTAGGTTCTAGTGAGTTTCAAGACCTTGTGTATAGTGGAGCTAAGGGTGAAGACTTCCTCACTCGTGGCACTGAAGCATTACGTAAGGTGCAGTTAGGTACTAGAGATAGAGATGGTTTCATTAAAGCTGTTGCTCCTCTTGCTCAGATGATTGCTGACCAAGATTTTGATACGGCAAGATTGGATGCCTTAGGTGACTATCAGTACGAAGATGGTTTGTCTTTGAAACAGATGGTTAACCTCTATCCTTCCTATACTAAGATTGCAGATAACTTCAATCTGAGAGTTACCGATGATATTGTGTCTAAGTGTACACGCCCTGATGGTACTATTGACCTTTCAAAAGCTGAAGCATTGTTGTCTAAGTTACCTGCGGAAACTACAAATGCTGATGGTATTCCTGAAGCTAACCTGCCTATCTCACAGGGAGACAACCCCGACTTAGCAGACCTGTCACCTACTATGAAGAGTGTGCTTCCTATGGTTGGTGGTGCTATCTATCAGTTAGGTTTTAAGGATGCACAGATTACTAGCGGTTATCGCACAGCAGAGCATAATGCATCTGTGGGTGGTGTGCCAAACTCAGAACATACCCAAGGTAATGCTGTGGATATTTACTTAGGTGACAATGTGGACGAAGCACAGGCAAATAAAGCATTGTCTTATTTTAAGCAGTATTTTGGTGAGGTCTTATTCCATGATGCTGGCACAGGCAGACATCTGCATCTTGCTGATTACCATGGTGGCATGAAAGCTGCTAATCCTAAAGAGCAGTCTGCTGCTGCCTATAACCCCCAGCGTGTCAATAAGATACGTCAGGCTATCTATGCTAAACAGGCACAGGCTCAGCGTGTTAAGGCTCAACGTGATGCTGAGGAAAGAGACAGAATCAATATGGCTCTTTTGAAGACTAATGACCCTAGTGAGCAGATGCAGATTATTAATAGCTCTAATTTACCGGAGACAACTAAGGCTACTATGATTCGTACCATCACACGTCAAGCACGGCAGTCAGCTAAAGGCTATGGTAATGATGCAGAAGCTAAACATTTTTGGTCATATGAAAATAGCTATCAATATATTAAAGATACTCAGACATATGCTGAGTGGTATAAAGCTTATCAAGACCCTGATGTTGATGGTGATTCTGATGAATACAAGGCTTTGCAAAAGAGAGCCAATAGAGCTACAGCAAGACTTAATGCCTTGCTAGAGTTTAAAAAGAAACGTGGGTATATCCCTAGTGAGCAGGAGACATCACAGTCTAATGAACCCCCTAATGATACTCCGGTGTTTTCCCAAAAAGACAAGGATATTGCTGAGATGAAGATATGGGCAAATAGTAACCCCAAAAATGCTGCTGGCATACCTTTAGATGAAGACCAAATTCGTGATGCTATTGATAAGTTTGCTATACGTAATGGTCTTGATGTGAATGATATTGAGGAGGAGGTCTTTGGTTCATAATGAGTATTATTGATGATTTAAATAAACTTGGTGATGAATCATATGGTGATTTACAAGCCAAAGGGCAAGAACAGCTCCAAAAGGTACAGCACCAAGGCTATAATCCTTTTGATGATTTTGGTGAAGCGGTTACCGAATGGATTGCAGACATAAATAAATCGGGTCAGAAGCTTGCTGTGGCTGCTGGTGAAGCCTATAAAACAGGTAATTTTGATGCTATTGATGATATGTCTTTACCTGACGTTGATGCACCTTCCCCCTCTCCTGCCCAAGAAAAGGTTGCACAAGCTTTGCAGGATGCTGTGGATGATGCTCGCTATGTGGCTACCAAAGACCCCCTTACTCTCATAGGTGATGTGGCAGGTGCTGCTAGTCCTTGGATTCCTTTGGCTGTTCAAGTCCCTATCATGGTACATGAGATGCAGAAGGCACAAGAGATTGAAAATGCCCCTGAGATGTCTGACCAAGCCAAAGCATCCCTACTTCCTATGTTGGCAGGTACTGTGGCAGCTTCTGTGACACATGGCGTGGGGGGTCTTTTATCTAAGGCTGCCCCTAAAGTCTCTAAGGTTATGACTACCCCTTTTGTGGGTAGTGGTATTGCAGCAGGTACAGTTCTTGCTATGGATGAGAATGTACGTAATTACGCAGCAGAACATCCTGCTCGTTTTGCTGTCAGCCAATTTTTGACCGATACTGCTATTGGTACTAAAAAGCTTGTCAAAGCAGATTGGTCTGCTAAGACAACCCCTATCACGGATGCAGAGATTGTGTCTGAAAAGACAAACCCTGCTACTGAACCTTTGGCTGATAAGACTAAAGTTGAGGAGACAAACAAAAAGTTAGGTTCTCCTACTAAAGAGAAGAATAAAAGGAAACGTAAGCATCGTAAGCAACATCGTGAGAATGTATGGGATGTTGATAATGACTATGAGGAGATGGTTACACCTGCTCAGGTTACAAAGCGTGAACCCAAGACAACTGCTGAAAAAGCTTATCCGGAACAAATGCCTGAACAGCAGATGCAACAGGATGCTATTGCTAATCGGTTAGCTGAAGACCGCATCGAAGCTAGTCAGACACCTGAAATCATGCAGGGTGCTCATGGTGATAAGCTTGAATATAGTAAAGATAATCTTTATCCTCATCCTGTAAGCGCAGAGGATATATGGGAAACAGCCAAAGCTATGTTCCCTATTCGCCCCGGTAGGTTAGATTTAGCTGATAGTGATAGAACCTTAGGCTACTTTATGCCCCATGGTAAAGGTATTCGTATCCGTGGTTTCCGTGCATGGTCTGTAATCTGCCATGAAATCGGACATGGTTTGTCTGATAAATTTGGTTGGGGTAAAGACACAGCAGTTCAAAAGGAACTCTATGATGGTGCGACTTCTATATGGCAGAGAGGAGAGTATGGTAATAAATACGCCCCGGAAAACTATGCTACCTATGTAGAAGAAGGACGTGCTGCCTTTATGAATGAGTATTGTGTTAACCCTGAGATGGCTAAGAAGCACTTCCCTCTTGCCTATGCTGAGTTTGAAAAGGCTATTGCAAGTGATAGATTCTATCAGGCACAGATGAATCTTTTAGGGCAACAGGTGCGTCGATGGGGTTCGCAGTCTGACTTCAGCAAAGCTGCTGGTATGTTTCATTGGGCAGACAAAGAGCTTGGCAAAAGAATTGATAAACTCATTGGTACTTGGACTGCTACTAAAAAGCATTTTGCTTGGGAGTATGCTGACCTTGACGAAAGCATAAGAGCTTATGAGGATAACCAAGGTGTAAAGATAGCTATGGAGAATGACCCTGCTGTCTTAGCACAGTATGCAAAGCAAGCAGGTAATGATACTGTTGGTTGTCTTCTGAATGGTAATAATCTAGGCACTAGAGCTGCTGTTAAAATGATGCAGACAAAATTCAATATTGCACTTAATAATGTTGTAGCTACTGACATCTTGAAACCTTTGGATGCACAAGGTAAGCGTGGTGCTGAACTTCAAAAGTGGCTTGCAGAGACAGAATATAAGGATATGTATGAAGCCTTTAATACTTACCAAACAGCTAAGCATGAATTAGAAGTTATGTCAACAGGACGTAAGACAACACATACTCTTGAAGAATGTAATAAAATCATTGCTAAAGCAGAAGAACTGCCTGAAATGAAAGTTGCTTCTAACCTTTGGAAACAATGGAACGAGAATGTGTTGCGTATTGCTGTTGCTGGTCAGATTATCCCTGCAAAGGTTGCTAATACCTTTTTGAAAAAGTATCCTGAATATATCCCTATGTCTCGTTCATTTGAGATTGAGGGTACAAGTGACTTCTTTGCATCCCACAAAGCTATGACTGTTGAGGGGTCTGAACGTATCATCAAAGACCCTATGGTACAGGCTATGAAGAATATGCAGAGTATTGTCTTCAAAGTGGAACGCAATCGTGTTGGTCTTGCCCTTGCTGATTTAGCTAAGGGTGAAAATGGACATTTTCTTATGATGCCTGTAAAAGATGGTAAATACAAGCACGCTTCACAAATTATTACTGTCTATGAAGATGGGCATCCTAAATACTACCAATGTATGATGAAAGGTCTCTATGAAGCTATGACTTCCGAAGATGGCAATATGAGTGCTTCTAAACTTGACATTATTGAGAAAATCTCTCATGGCGCAGCAACAGCTTTACGTATTGGCTCTACTAGCACACCTATGTTTGCTACTGCTAACCTCTGCAAAGATATTCTTGAAGCAACTATTATGAACGCTGATGGGCGTAGTGCTTCTCACATTCCCCTTGTTGCTCCTATGAAAATCTTTTGGCAGGGATTGCAGATGCTCAATAGTGACAATACTTTTGGTAAACTTATCATCCGCAACAACAGAGAACGTGCTCTGCTTAGACAATACAAAAGAGAATTTAGGTCTAATGGTGTCACTATGTCCACACGCTTAGGCTCTATTGCTGAAATCAATAAAGACTTTAGGAAAATTGTAGACCCTAACATTAGTGATTCTGTCCTTGATAAAATCTTATATCCTATCAAAGTATTATGGAATTGGAATATAGCATATGGTGAAGCTATGGAACAGTTACCACGTATGGCTCTTTATCGACGTGCTAAAGGACGTGGTGCTTCTATGATTGAAGCTGCTATGGTTGCTTCTGACAGTACCCTTAATTTTGCGAAGAGTGGTACTACTGTTAAAACTCTTAACAGGCATACGCCTTTTTTTAATGCTGCTTTTCAAGGTACTTTAAAGACAGCTAGAGAGCTTTCTAAAAACCCTCTCAGTGTTGGTCTTGCTATGGCAGAGCATGTACTATTCCCTACCCTGTTACTGTGGTATTGGAACAAAGATGAAGATTGGTATAAGGACATGCCAATGGAGATGAAGAATAAAGCGTGGTACATCAAGATAGGAGATACTATCTATGATTATCCTAAACCCCCCTTTATCGGACAATTATCCGGTTCTATACCTGAGCGATTATTAGATGTTATGTCTGAGGGTGAAGATAAGCAGGTCATTGCTGATGCTGTCTATAAGCTTATCAAAGACCTTGCTCCTTCCGGTGCTCCTCCTATCATAGAGAAATTCTATGAATGGCAGACAAACCACTCTATGTATCGTAATCGTCCTCTTGTTGACCAGCGTCTTGAAAAGCTCAGTCCTAAGAATCAATATAATCAGTACACCTCTATGGTAGCACGTGGTATTGGACAGGCAACTAATCTGTCACCTATTAAGATAGACAATACAATCTATGGTCTCACAGGCTCTATGGGTTATACTTTTATGAATGTTGTGGATATGGTGGCTAGGGATAATATTACCCCCAGTAAGAAATGGACTGAGTATACTCGCTTTACTTATACTGAGGGTACAGGTACTTCTCGTAGCAAGGATGTATTCTTTGGTGGTCTTGATAAGTTGGAGACACAATATGCAGATGCCTCTTTTGAGGGTAGGAAGCCTAAGGTGGACAAAGAACTTAAAGGTATGCGTAAAGCTAGGGCAGATGCTATGAAAGTTTCTAAGGCTATCAGGGAGCTGTATGCAGACAAAACTATGGATGCAGACACTAAGCGTGCTAAACTTGATGAGCTGAATAAGAAACAAAATAGTATTTTCAGAACTGCCAATAAGAAATACTTAAATTACAAATATATACAAGTCCCAAAATAATGTGGTATAATACTTATTAGGAGTGATGCTTATGCAAAGATTTAAGATAAAAAATGTGGAGAAGTATTTAACTATCATTGTTTGGACGATGCTAATCTCAGCTGTATTTTGCATAATATTTGACATAGAGGGTTCAAAAGCTTTTGTAGATATTGTGACAGGAGGTTTTGTCTATCTTTTCTTTGGTAGTTTTGCATTTTGCATAGTAGTTATGATAGTCTCTTTTCTTTTTAATGCTATTTGTGAGATACGTAAAAAGAAAGACAATAAACTTATTGCTACTATATCTCTTATCCTTTTTCTTATATTCTTTGCTATTACATTTATTTTTGATAGTGGCATAGATATTCCCTATGCTCGCTTCTATGCTAGATAACATTTTCCCCGAGGTGATTCCAATGTACAGTTACTAACTCCATACCTATCCATTGTTGCTTTGCACGGACAATGAAAGGAGTTCTGTCCCATGGAATTAAGTGCTGATATTCAACGTGAAATACAGCAACAGTTTAAAAATAGCTATGCCCAACTTTTAGCGGACATAACTCGCATTTATGAGCAAGGTGCTATGCGTGATGCTCTCACCGGACTGTACAATAAGCAAGCCTTTGAGCGTGACAGTACCACTAATCACTTTGGTTTCGTTGGTATCCTTTTCGCAGACATCAATGGTCTGAAATATACCAATGACCACTTTGGACACAGTGCCGGAGATAAGCTGATAAAGGACTTTGCAGCTAAGCTTAAGGAGACCTTTATCTCCCCTATTTATACCTGCTATCACATCTCGGGTGATGAATTTATAGTAGTTGGGTTCGATATTAAAATCCATGAGTTCCTTGGAAGTGTATTGTCTTTCCATAAATCCCTATGGGATAAAGACAACCCTCCCCTAGCTGCTTTAGGCTACTCTGCTGGTGTCTTCTCAGATATTGCGGAAATCACAGAATATGCCGAAAAAGCAATGTATGAAGACAAACAAAAATTTTATGATAATTTTCCTCAGATGAGGAGATAATAAATTGAATTGGTGACCGCTGGCTCTTTTAGAGCTGGTGGTCTTTTTATTTTTGTAAAGGAGATGATTAATATAGCTATTAAATTGGCAACCTCCATTACTTACACAGCGGATGGTTCTCAAACGAATTTTTCTATTCCCTTTGATTACCTGCGCCCTTCCTTTGTGCATGTGGCTGTGAATGATGCTGAGGTATCGGAAGGATTCACTGTAAGTAATCGTGGAATTATGTTTGATACTGCTCCTGCAAAGGCTGCCCTTGTCAAAATTTATCGTAAGACCCCTACCTCTCGTTTGGTGTCTTGGGCAGATGCTAGTATCCTGAAAGCTATAGATATGACTATTGCAGAAGTTCAGCAGTTGCATATCTTAGAAGAAGCAAGTGATTGGTCTAAGACTAATTCTATTGTTCTTGATGAGGAAGGTAATACATGGCAGGGACGTAACTGTCGTATGTCTAATATAGCTGACCCTACAGAAGCACAGGATGTTGTAACCAAACATTACTTAGACAATGAAGAAGGTTCATTCACAGCAACTATGAACGCCCTTAAAACCAAGACAGAAGAAGCTGCAAGTACCGCAGAAACTAATGCCAAACAAGCACGTTTTAATGCAGAAAAAGCTAATTCGGCTGCTGTTAGTGCAGAGCGTGATGCTGCAACTGCTTTGAAGTCTGCAAACAATGCTAAGACTAGCGAAACCAATGTCAACGCCAGCAAAGAAGCAGCACAGTCTGCTGCAAACAGCGCAAGTAACTTTGCAACTGATGCAAGAAGTAGTGCTAATGAAGCCAAGAGTTACCGAGATGCTGCTAGTACCTATGCAACTAATGCTAAGAATTATAGTGAGAATGTTAACGTGTTTGTCCCTAGTGTGTCTGCGGAGGGTGTTTTAAGCTGGTCAAACAAAGCAGGTCTCATTAACCCTCCCTCTGTGAGCATTAAGGGCGAGAAGGGTGACCGAGGTTTGCAGGGTGTACAAGGTGATATGGGTGCTGCTGCCACAATAAAGATTGGTACAGTGACAACAGGTGCAGCAGGTAGTAATGCAAGTGTCACCAATAGTGGTACGGCTAGTAATGCTGTGTTTGATTTTGTGTTGCCTAAAGGCAAAGATGGTGCTGATGGTGGCGTAACTGTGGATGATACTCTGTCTGATATTTCCACTAACCCGGTTCAAAACAAAGTAGTAAAATCGGCACTTGATAACAGAGCTGTGCTTGATGAGAGCAATACTTTTACTTCTCCAAATAGATTTGATGATATTTATATGGCAGATGGTATGAGTAGTCTTAAATGGTATAATGGTTCACCTAACTTTGTTGTTGCTTCTATTAATTCCGAAAGATACACAGGTGAAGCAAACACGGCAAAGAAAGCAACGCAGGATGATGCAGGTAATGTAATTACAAGCACTTACGCTACCAAAACAGAACTTAATAGCTGTGTTAAGACTGTAAATAATGTTGCCCCCGATTCTAATGGTAACGTAAATATTACTGTTAGTGGTGGTGGTTCTAGTGTTACTGTTGATGATGCCTTATCCCCTACTTCTACTAATGCTATCCAAAATAAAGCAGTATATAATGCACTGTTGGGTAAAGTTGGTACTGATATTTATTCTGGTTTTGCTTTAAGTAGTCCTACAGCTTCTATTCAGTGGCGTGGTGGTTCACAGGTAGTCGGTTCGCTTACTGCAAGCAACTATACAGGCACAGCCTTACGTGCTACACAGGATGGTGCTGGTAATATAATTACTGATACCTATACCAAAAAGGCTGATT